CTCGTCTAATATAATAATCATTGTGCCACGCATGAATACCAGAACTTGTACCCAATGCTAATGATGTTGTTCCCGCAGGTTTTACTGTGGTTGTTCTTGCACTTTCATTGATGCCTAATAATTTAGCCACTCTTGTGTTTTCTGTTTTAACAATTTCTGCAGCTGCTGTCATATCATATCCTAACACTGTGCCAGATCCTATACCTGTCATCGATACGCCAATTAATGCATCTTTTTCAGTGGTTCTTTGCCATATTGGTCTTAAATAATGAAATTCAGTGTATCCTGCTTGTAATGTGCCTATAAATGTAGCAGCTTTAACACGATTCTCAAAATCTTCTTGAGATTCAATGTCAGATGCATTTACTTCACATAAATTGCAGAATTGAAACGGTCGTAATGCAATTTCACAACATGGATTAGTTCCCCAATCTTTGTCGTTTGTTAAATATATTCCCGGTTCTCCGGCTCCTGACAATTCTACTCGTTTCCAAAGCTCCATAAAGAAGTTTTTAGTTAGTTTGTGTCTCATCAATGCAGCTGAATTGTTAGCTCGTCCTCGTTGTGGATTTGTTTCCCACCAGTTACCAGATTTACATGATATCATTTCCTCATCATCAGCACTAAACAGACTAATAAGTGCTGCACGCCTAATGCCTCCTGCCAATACAGCATCTGCAATATGACAAACCATGTCATGTACTTCAATTGGTGACAAAAATTCACCATTATGTTTAGCATCTAATATTCCCTGTACTTTAATTAAGCATTCTTTAAGTGGTTGAGGTCCTGGAGCCTTTCCTCCTGATGTTACTAGTCTTGCCCCTTTTGGTCTAATATCTGAAAAGTCGAATTTTAATTTTGATGTTCCTTGAAAATAACTTTTAACTAGTGCTTTAACTGCGTCAGCCCATCCTTCTATTGAGTCTGCAATTAAAAATCGTCTCGTTCTGTCTAAATTTGGTTTTCTAATTTCTGGTAATTTTTCTACATGATGTTTTTGCACTGAATATCCAACACCTGTACCGCCTAATAATAAAAACATAGTTTCACCAAAAGCTCGGTAATCGTCAATTGGGAGATATGCACAATTGTAAATTCGATTAGGAGAGATTTCTATAGGTTTTCCACCAAATTGCAATGAACGCATTGACGGTAATACTTTTTTATCATAAACATATTGATATGCATCCATTATTTCTTTACGTAGTTTAGGATATCGTTCTATATGCATTTCTTTGTTACGGTCTACTAATTCATCCCATGTCTCGCGCCGTTCGAGTTCAGGAATATATTTTGCATACTTCATGTATACGGTAATATCACTCAAGATTTTATTTGAAATCTCCATTGTTTGTAATCTCCTTGTTATTTTAATTAAACGATTTATTTTTAGACAAAAAAAGCCCAACGTTATGTCGGGCGAATTGCTTATATAAATATAGCGTTACCCTAACGTTCCGCCCAGATCTTTGAACTTTTGCGCAAGATTTTTTTTCACCATATTTTCTCCTGTTTTCATAACTTGTGTAGTCTGTTTTCCTTGTGCCGTTTGTGGTTCAAAGAATTGAAACTGTCCGTTATTTGTATTTATTTTACATGGCAGCGTTATTCCATCTGGGCCGAATCTATTTTTAATTACATGTCCTCTACCTGTGCCGGACATTTTATCTTCAACCTTTCTGGAAAGTGACATTAAAAAGTCTGCTACCATTACTTTACCATATGAAGAAGCAATTTTGTCTGCTTCAATTACATCTTCTTCTAATGCAGATCTTCCTGCTTGCGATGCCGTCCAAACCGGTATTTCATATTCGCCGGCCATACCACGCATTTCTTCATATAATTCTTCTAATGCTTCATGTTTGTCTTTTTTAGTGTTTACCTTTAAAAGATCACCATAATCTATAATAACTAGATCTGGACTATTTCCTAACATTATGGTTTTTTCTATGTGAGCCTTAATACCTATTACTCCTATAGATTTAGTTGGATAGTGCTTTATAATTAACTCGCCTTTCAACGTGTCCATTTTTTCTTGTATATCTTCCTGATAATTTTTCAAGTTCTGTGCATTAATACCAGTTACCACAGAATCATATCTTTGCCCTACATAATTTTCGTTAAGCTCTAAAGTGTAATGAATAACAGTTTTGCCGGCCTTTACAGCATTTGCTCCTATATTAATAAGCAACCAAGACTTACCAATACCAGCTGGAGCCATTACTACTCCTAATTCACCTGGTGCAAGTCCTCCATCCATTAAATCGTCAATAACATCCCAACCCGTTGTCATTGTGCTACGAGCCGCTTCATCATAACGAACTGCTACATTGTCTTTGTATTCTAAACCTATATCAGTATCAGCACCAGCTTTCATGGCACTATCCATTATGCTTTTAATTTCATCATAACTACCCATTTTGAGTAATCCGACACTGTCCATTATGGCTCTTTTAATCTCTTGATTCTTGCAAAATTTGAGTATTTCGTCTTTAACAAATTTAAGGTCGTCTGATTCCATGTAACGAAAAACTTCCTTTAATTGTTCTAATATGGCGGTCTTAAGCACATCATTTTCTATGCCAGTAATCTTAACTTTTAATACGTCTTTTGATGGAGGAGCTTTATATTCTCGAAAATGATCTAATATAACGTCTAATAGCCAACTATTAGCATCAGACTCAAAATAGTCTGCTTGTATAATATCAGTAATTTGCTGTAAGAATATTCTGTCCGTAAACATTGCGGCTAAAACTTTTACTTGGAAGCTCCAACCATATTCACTTAATTTATCTGTCATATTAGATAATAATAAAAATTATAATAAAATCAAATCATTTCTGTGTTTGTTTTGCAAATGCATCTAAAGACAGCCAGGTGCGAGTCAACCAATCTGGAAGATTCTTCATTACTGCCCACATCTTGTCTTCGTAAAACAATCTTTGAAATTCAGCACGATTCAATCCAGATACAGATTGCTCCATTATGCCTCGTATTTTAGAAGATACATTTGCGGATATATCTAGAAGTTTTATGTCCATGAGTTGCCAATTTTTTTCAAGAGTTTCTCGATGATCTAAAATTTTCTGATATTGTTTAGTTTCAGTTAGAAGAGTGTTGCTTTTTTCAAATAATTCTTCCAATGTAACTTGTCGGCGATTTGCGATTTCTGGAATAAGTTTCAATATGGTCTTTGGACCTATTCCTGCTACGCCTGGTATATTGTCTGACTTATCGCCTGTAAATGATCTGTATAAAACCATGTTGCTAGGATGTACGCCAAACTCATCTATGATTGCTTGGGTGTCATACATTTTCTTTTTGATAGGAGACCACACTTGAATACGGTCATCTACTAGTTGATAGAAATCTCTATCGGTTGAAACAATTGTAATCTTCTTACATGTTTCTGTGTACATTTGTGCTATATATGCAATAGTGTCATCTGCTTCTATTCCATCCATAGCCAAAAAAGTTACAGGCAAGTTGTCTAAATATGAAACCAACCGACTAAACTGTTTACGCATTGATTCTTGCTCATCTTCTATGCTTGTTTCATGATGATCGAATCTACGCAGTTTGGTCTTATTGGCTCGGTTTGCCTTGTAACCTTTATAAATTTTTCTTCTTTTAGCGTTACCGCCACGTCCATCAAATGCAATAACACATCTGCTTGGTTTAAAGTCTCTGACAGTTTTACCTATAGAATACAAGAATCCAGTTATACCACCTATGTGATCACCATCTTCATTGTATGCCGGGGTGGCCCCAAAACTTCGAATAAAGGTATTGAGCCCGTCAAATACCATGATATGATCATTAGCATCCTTTGGGCTCGTTTCCTTTTCTTTTTGTAACTCTTTAAATAATCGTTGATACTTATTCATTATCCTTCTTCATCAATTACTTCTTCATCAACAACAACGTCGTCGATTCCTCCGTCTACACCTGCCTGATATTTGAAGATATAAGCATCGCAGATTCTTTTGTATAACCGTTCCTTTGCTGCAGGATTTTCCATTACCTTGCTAACAAAATCTTTGCTCTGGAATTTCATTTCTCCAAAGACTTCTCCAGTTTCATGATCTACATCTTCCAATGTGTACCATGCTCCTGCTTGTTTAACCAATTTGAATTTCTTCATTAGGTTCAACCAACCACCGAAATTGTCGATACCACTATCATAATAGATTTCATAGTCAATCTTACGATGCGGTGGACCCATACGATTTTTAACTACCTGTACGCTTGTCTTGCTACCCACTACCTGCTCTGCACCATTAACTGTTGCTTTAATCTGACCGGTATTTTTTAATCGCAGTCTAACAGATGCATGGAAAGGAATTGCCTTACCACCAGATGTTGTCCATTGATCTCCAAATGACACGCCCATTTTAACTCTGAGCTGATTGGTGAATATTAAACAGATTCGTTCTCGAGCNATCCAGTTNGTAACCTTACGCATNGCTTTAGACAAAATAATTGATTTGGAGGTTGCATAACCATCCTTGTCATATTCTGCTGCTAACTCAATTTTTGTAGATGCACCCATTATAGAGTCTACTACAATAGTTACCAATCTGTCTTTGTCTGATTTACGTACCCCATCCACAATAGTTTCAATTGTTTCAAAAATTTCTTCTACTGTTTCAAGAGGTACATATAACATAGTCTTCAAATCGGCACCAATTGCAGTTAAGAATTCAGAACTGGTTGCTGACTCCGTGTCTATATACACTGCAAGTCCGCCTTTCTTCTGTGTTTCTGCCAAGGTGTGTGCTGCTAGCAATGATTTACCCGACGCTTCTAACCCTGTTATTTCGGTAATTCTACCAACAGGAAATCCTCCATTAGGTCGATTAGATATTGCTATGTCTAATGCATCACATCCTGACGATATCCACTCAGTAACATTGCTTGGCGAATCTTCATCACCTGCAAGAAAGAATGCTGTCTTTAACGCTTGACCTTTAAACTGTTTGTTTATACTATCGGCCAATGTGTTTGCTAACGCATCTTCCAGTTCGTTCTTACTTTTGCTTTTTTTCTTTGCCATTAAAAGACTCCTACTTGTTAAATAAATCGTTGAATGCTGATGCTACATCTGTCTGTTTTTCTTCGGTTTGAGCTTCTGCCTTTTCCTCAGTTTTTGCAGATGTATCTGCTTTGGTGTTAGATGATGTATCAACGTCTGCACTGTCATCTTCCGGATTCATCCATTCTTTAAGAGCCGTTTCTAACTCTTCATAAGTTGGTTCTGGGAAAATGTCTGTGATTACAGGCTGATTCATAATCTTCTCTGCAATACCTTTGTCTTCGGTTGCAGGTGTTGTGTTAGGTTTAACACGAATTGTAGTCTTTGGATATCCTCCGCCCTCTGCAGGAATAAACTCTACGTCAATGTCACGACCATTCATTAAGTCGGTGATATCACCATAGTCTGGATCGGACACAATGGAAAGCAATTCTGTGTAGATCGTTTTACCGAATCCCCAAAATTTAACACCTTCTGCTTCTTTACCGCGAACGATAACAGGAACATAAGTTCTCATTTTAGGTTCAATTTTACGACCCATTAGCCACTCATCTTTGTCTCCGGTCTTCTTGAGTTTTTCTGCAAATTCAACTACCGGGTCTGCATTACCAAATGATACTGGTGATAGCATTGACCTTTTGGCAATGTCATAATGAAAATACAATTCTAGAAATGGATTGTCTTTGCGGTGAACGTAAGGTACAATTCTTACTCTTGTTTTTGGGCCAGCTTCTGGCTTCCATAGGTTGTTACGACGATCGTCGGTTTTGTTTAATTGGTTAAGTTTTGCCTTGATGGCATCTAAGTTAAGTCCCATTTAAGTACTCCTTTGTTAAGTTATTAATTTATGTTTATTTATTAATTATATATTAGATAATTAAATCGTTAAGTCCAAGTAATTGTTTAATTTTTTTATTGTTTTTTTAGTCAGGCATTATATTAAAATCCAGGTACTTCATCAAATCCTTGACCGGGATCTTTTCGTTTCAAATAGTAACCAATCTCTCGGTCATCAATACCATATTGATTGGCTAATTGTGGATCTTCAATATCTATGTGTTCAATGTTGCCATCTTCATCAAATAATATTTTCAAATCTACAGTGGTTCCGTCTTGTATTAGTATTTCGCAATCTGTTTTAAATTCACTACTTTCTAATCTGGTTTGATCATATGCTGGATTTCCGTTGTCATTTGTTTGATTGTTAGACTCAGCATCGTCTATTAAAGTTTGTATACCATCAACAACTCTGTCTTTTGTTAATAGTGTTTCTGGTTTGAATGGTAACCAAACCGTATTGAAATTGGTGCTACCATCAATGCTATTAATAAATATTTGAAATCTTGCTGCATCAACTAAATTGATAGTATCAGGTTGCATTTCTTGATTTTCGCCGCTATAATCTGAATATGCGTCAATTGAAAACGTAGTAAGTGAGTCAGGATCGTGTGCTGTATAATAAAGGTCTCTGCCTTCATTTCCATGATCTTCTACTACATCCATGTCATCATAATCACCAAAATCTATTACATATTGCTTTCCGTAATATGTAAATGAAGCTACATCCGTTTTAGAATCAAATTTTACATTTTGAAATGGGTTTTGATTGGATTGCCTCTTTGATTGCTCCATTATTAAATTTTTAAGTCGAATCATATTATTATCCTATTTTATTTTTATGGCTTAATTAGCGACTCATACTTGTCTTTGTCTATTTCTTCAATATCATTTACATAATCTAAATCATCCCCTTCAGGATCAAATATTCCTGTTGCAGCATAATATTTACCATCTTTTTCAGCAACTATTAAATCACCTTCATCATATGGATTATCTTGGACTTTTTCCCAAAAATCATATAAATCCGAGTCTAAATCATATGCTTCGCTTAGATTTTTAGTTCCAAATCTACGCATGTTTTCTTTCAATATATGTTTACGCTGTATCATATTAATATCCTTATTATATATAATAAATATCACATTACCAAGAAATCTTCTTGAAAAATATTAATTCAACAACCCGGTAACTGTCGTCGTCTGTTAGTATAAATGAATTTTGATAGTGTGACCAATCTACTTGATATGATTTATCTAGCACTCCGTTGTTGACTCGTCGTATAATTGCGTTGAGAGCATTGACTGTATACAAGGTGTTGGTTTCTTTTTTACGATGTATGCTTATGGTGTTTTGTCCTCTGCGTGTGGTGCTGTCTGCATTGTAGGTGCAATACAATTGATCTTGTTGATCTGCATTGGAAAACACAAATATTCGTTGTTCTGGTATAGTGTAACTTTGTTGTATGTAATCAGTTACAATGTTTAAATCTGATTGGTGTGCAAATGTGCATAGTAGTTGTGTTTTCAAATCTCATATCCTTCTGCAGTTAAATTATCATTTTCTCCATCACTCGCTTGACCTTTACTAAAGCTGTTGGATCTGATAAAAATTTTAAAATCTATAGAAAGATTGTTACCAAACTTAAAACTTTTTTTGTATTCGCCCGTATCGCCAGTTACTAATGCTGCTATAATATGTTCTTCAAAATTAAAAGTAGATAATCCATCTTGTATTTGTTTACGTAATGTTGTATCAATATTTTGTTTTGTCAATTCATTATGAATTTGTTCTCCAAATGCTAGTCTACGTAACAATACAGAAGAGACTATATATACATCTAAAACATTGTCTCCAAATGCTACAATGTAAAATTTATTAGGATTGTCAGCATACATTGTAGTTTGCAAATTTAAATTAGGTTGCGAACTGCCTTGTGTAGTTTTTACTTCAAATTTTAAATTACCCTGCTC